GGGGAGGAGTTAGTCCCGCTCTTCCTACTACCCCAGAAACCTCCCTACATTTTCCACACCCCTTAGAAAATTTACAAGAGGATTTTGCTGCTTGTGCTTTGTCCTTAATGAATGTAGGAAGTAAAATGGCTATCTGTAAAGACACTAACAAATCTTTAGCTCCGGAACAAATAGAAGCCATTAACAAAATTTTGCCATCTCTAGAAGAAATGGTATTAAATTTAAAAGAACTAGAAGCATATTCATCTCTTAGTTTAAATTTAGCAGGCCATCAGCCCGCACTTAACCCCCAGCAAGAAAAACAGGCGTGAGTTCCCTTCACATTCATTATAAAATGGATGTGTATGAATTATAAAGTAATTTTAGGATTTTTAAAATCAACGTCTACTGTTCTGATAGTTTCATCCTTGGCTGGATTTAGCTTTCTTTTGCTGGAAAAACCTTTCTGGCCAGCATTTATATTGGCGGCTATTTCTCAATATGTTGTTTTTTCTGGTATAGCTAGCACCCTAAATCAATATCTATTTTATCAAACCAAACAAAAAGAGTTAGATAAATTAGAAAATCTTTCTTCTCTTTTAAGTTGTGCTACTTGTAATACACCAAATATAGTTACATTTCTTCCAGATCAAAATGAACGTGTCACGTTTGTTTGTGAAAAATGTGAGAGTAAAAATGTAGTTAATATCAGTTTTACAGTTGCCCGAGTTACTGAATTCAAAGATCCTATGATGCCCGGATCAACTATTCCTAGAATTTCCTAATAACCAATATGAAAACAGAAACCCAACCCACAGTAGCAATCAACGAAATTCAACAAACACCTTTAGCGTGGTGGGGAGATGCTCAAGAGAAATCTCTTCAATTGGCTCGATGGATGTCTTTGTATGAAGCAGTTAATATCATTGCGGATAAAGCTGAAGAAAAAAATATTCCTTTTGAAAAGGTTGAAATGTCTCCACTAGATATTAGAGACTATATGCAATCAACGGAGGACATTTTCCTGAAACAAATCCTTAAAGCAGATTATAAGATCCAGGTATATTTCTCGGAAGAAGAAGAAATGGAAGACAGTCTGGATATTTCTTTAGATCCTCTTTAATTATAACAACTCGTAAATAAAGCCGGTATCTTTATTTTCATCAGCAGGTGGCGGCATTTCTACCAAAGGAGCCACTCTTTCAGGAGTCTCATAATTTCCATAAACAGCAGTATTGCTACACGGATTTAGAGATTGATAATCAAAATTATTCTTAGCAACATCTTCAACTGCATCATTATCATCTGAAGGAGTGTTTCCAACACCACCATTTCCAGGCATTCCAGGTTCAAAACTATAATCATATCGTTTGCCTTTTATAAACCAAACATAATGTCCAGCTAATGGATTTCCTTGAAATTCATCTATAACCTCTGTAAGCTGATATCTAGTAGGTCCTCTTTTGGGATAGTTTAGCCTATCTATTCCATATTCTTCCAACACCAAAACATCACCAGCTTTGGGTTCTGAATTAGATCCAAATACATCCATAAAACTTTCATAGTGTATTACCCCAGCTAAATCACTATCTACAACAAATCCAAATTTGGATAAAGATAATGCATCATTGTTGAGATTTAATAAAACAATTAAAGGCATACCCGGCTCAAATCGAGCATTGGGTTCTTCACCATATATTACGTTTACACCAGTTAAGGAAGAATTATAAACATGATATGTGGTGTCTTGGCCATAAATGTTAATTTGTTCTTTCCACCAATTGGAAAAATTTTGCCTCTCATTTATATTTTCTACTTTATTAAGATATCTGAGAGTTTCCATATTATTTTTTCATTAAAGTCCACTTTTCATTTTCTGGATTATATTTTATATAAGCTCCAGTACGGTTTAAAGCCTTTGTGTAAGGTTCACCCAAAGAAGGGTCATGCTTAATATTAAAAGCAGCTAATATAGGTTTAACAACCACCCAACTTAAATTTGGTAAAATTTTACTGGGTGAATTTATAAATTTTTCAACGGTGTTATTTCCCATCTGAGCACCGTGAGATCTACCCACCATATTCATTTTTCCACTTTTTCTGAGGGAGGTAGTTCGTTCTATACTTTGGTGATGTGTTCTAGATCGAGGAGTTTCCTTGCCGTTATTTCTCATAGAATAAGGCAAATCAACCAAAGAATTAGATTTTTTGTAAAATGAATAGAAATTATCCATGATAATATATTTAGGTTATATAGATACTTAGGCAAAAAAAACCCACCACGTCATGTGGTGGGTTTTTAATTTATTGACGCAACGATAATAAATTATTGTTCGAAAATAGTTTTACCGGTTTTAACTAAACCAGTGTCACTGTTCTTTTTATTTTCCAACTTATCTGACTGATCTCCTAATTCTGATAATGAACCGTCATGTTTTCCACCTTTAGGAACCTGTGCTTTACTTTTATTAACCGGCACAGCCCCTTTAACAACTTGTGATTTAGGACTATTGAGTGATGCTGCTAATTTTTCCAAATCTACTAGAGCATGACCAACTTCTTCTGCATCAACTGCTTCCATTGGAGTTTCTTCTTCGCTGCCTTCTCCACCTTCTCCGTCTTCCATGCCTTCACCACCGTCTTCTCCTTCTTCTTGAAGAGGATCTTCTTCTTCTTCTTCTTCTTCACTTCCTAATACTCTTTCTAAAGCAGAAACTGCTGCTTTCAATGCATCTAAAACTTCTTGCATAGGATCTCCCTCACCGCCTTCTTCTTCTCCTTCTTCTTCTCCTTCTTCTCCCATTTCTACTTCTCCTTCACCGGTTGATGTATCACCAGCAAAGCTAAGAGAGGTGTTTGGATCTCCTTCTTCCTCTGCTTGGGCTTCATCTTCCCATCCTAAATTTTCTTGAGCTAAAACTTTGTTAAAAAGATCGTCAAAAGGATTTTTAGCTTCAAATTTAACATTCAAAGGTTTTGGTTTAGAAGGTTCTGCGCCCTGTGATAATCCAGCGGTTGGTTTATCTAGCTTATCTACATTTTCCAATGTATCGTCTTCATTTTTTGGCTTATTACCAAAAAAATCTGATCCGGCTTTGAGGTTAGATTTTACTTCAGCTGAGGCTTTGCCTTCGCTAATAACTTGTAAATAGGAATTCATTAATGACATAAGTTGTAACAATATTTACCCTATTCTGCGTCCAAAACACGTTCTATTTTATTTTTTTTAAACAAACGAATATTACTAGACTTTAAAGCCTTTCTCAAAAAGGCTTTTGGGGTTTGACTAATTTTCTTATCACTTTTTTCAGAAGATTTTAATACCTTTTTATTAGAAACAAATAAAATTTCACTATCATCAGGACAACCGCTATTTGAATTTGCATTCTTTCCCTTTCCATATGAAATTAACATTTCCTTTGCTGCTGTAATATATTTCTCTTCTATATAACAAGAAACTTTTCCGTCTTGAATGTTTTGTAGAAAGGTTTTATCTGTTTCTAGGATTTCTTTATATAATTCTGAAGTTAGTGGTGTAGCTTCATACAAAGCAACTTCTCCATGTGAGTTTGTGTATTTAAATTTACTATTCATATTTTCTATAATCATATGTTTTCGTTTAATTTCAATATTAATTGAGCTTCTTTTTTCAAATTTAAACATGGTATTATTTCAAATCCCTCTGAACCGCCTACCCATATTATAGTGGGTGGTGCCAATGTTAATGAGGTATTTTTTTCTATAATTTCTGTGTATATATTCAGCTGTAGACTGTATTTAACCAATTCGCAATTATTTAAATGGCCTAGCTCATTCAACATTTTTTCTCCATTATATCCCTTGGATTTAATTTCTTTATTGGTTTTATAATCCATAACAACCAATCTATTCTCTGATACATTATAAGATATATTATCTACACACCCTGCAACGCAACTATTTGCATCGCCCACAACATATTCCGTTTTTACTAAAATGTGATCTTTTACCCACCATTTATAAAATGACAAAAAGTTGTTTATATATTTTGCTATGTCTTTACAAAAGGTTTCTTCGTCTGTATATTGATCATATTTGGATACAAATTTTTTAACAGCCCGATGATCTACTGATGGTTTCTTTTTTTGCAAAAAGTCCTCTACATAGGAATGAAATATAGTTCCCTTTTCACATGCATAGTGTTTTTTAAAATCCCACAACTGCATTACATCTTCTACTGATACTCCTTGCTTCTTAGCTACAATAGAAGCCAATTTTTGAGACTCAAACGGTGGTTCATATTTTTTAATTAATTGAGTAACCGAGCAAATGCGCTTATCTTCAACTTTTTTTATACTATAAGAATGGTTTTGTTCGGAAAAAACAATTCCTTCAAACCCTCTTTCCAACAACACCAAATCTGTAAAATTCATAATAGAATTATAATCTTTTATTTTTAGTAATCTAGTGCTTGAGGATGGTTTTTTTTAATGTATAATATAAACATGAAAGTATTATCAGAAAAATTTACCAAGAAGGGGTTTAAATTTACTTGTATTAAAAGAGAAGAGGATCTAGCTATCTATAAAAGATATATCATTGGTTCTCCTAAAACAACCCATTATGAAGTGGTTGTAATTACAAGTCATAATGGAATTATGATAGGAAAGAATTTTATTGAACCGGGTGAATTGTATCCAAGCAGTTCGCAATGGGGTGATAAGGGATTTACATGTTCAACAATAGATGCTGCAGAAAGAAAATTTTCACAACTCAAAAAAAATAAACAACTAAAGATCAACTCTCCCAAAAAAACACCTAAAAGTGAAATTAACTAAAAAAGAAGTTGAGGATCTGTATAAAAAGACTCTTCATTTAGTTAAAACCAAGCCACCAGAATTTTTTGGTTTTAGAAAAATGAGAGGTACTGTCGGTTTATGCTACTGGACTGATATAGAATTGGATTATAGACGAGATATAATTCCAACAGCTTTCCATGAATTATTGCATTATCTGTATCCAGAATGGTCAGAATCTAACATCTTATATGCAGAATCACGCATAATGAATGTTTGTTCTTCTTTGGAAATTGCCAGGTTCCTTAGACATTTATCTTATAAATTATACAAAAGCGAAATGCTTAAACATTTTTTACAAAAACCTTCTAGAATAGAATCAGTTTCTAAAAGTGCTTGGAAAGACAATTCGGCTAAATAAACAACAATCTTTATGAGTGAAAACAAAATCCTTCAAGTCAAGAAGCGAGACGGTACATTAGTCCCCTTTAACGTTGAAAAAATTAACAAAGTTATTAAATGGGCCGTGGAAGGCATATCCGGGGTGTCTCTTTCTGATATAGAAATTAATACAAAAATCAATTTAATAGATGGCATTTCAACAAAAGAAATACATCATGTTTTAATAGAATCTTCAATCAACCTCTTCAATGAAGAAAGTCCTAATTATCAATGGGTAGCATCAAGACTATTAACCTATCAATTGCGCAAAGATGTCTGGGGTGGAAAAAATCCTCCAAGACTTTATGACTTCATAGTTAAAAATATAGAACGTAATATATATCATCCAGAAATACTTGAGCATTTTTCAAAGAATGACATAGATAAATTAGACGATAAAATTAATCACGATAGAGATTATGACTTCACTTACGCAGGATTAAAGCAACTTTGTGACAAATACCTCATCCAAAATCGCAAGGGGAAAGAAATATTTGAAACCCCTCAATTTGCTTATATGCTAATTGCTATGGTAAGCTTCATTAAATATCCTAAAGAAAAGAGGCTTTTATACATTAAGAGAGCATATGACAAATATAGCAAACATAAAGCAAATTTGCCGACGCCACAAATGGCGGGTATTCGAGGTTTGCTTAAACAATACGCGTCATGCTGCCTCATTGATGTGGATGATACTAAGGAGTCCATTTTCAGCTCTAATACTGCTGCTGGCTTTGCTACTACCCAACGATACGGAATAGGTTTAAATTTTGGCCGAATGAGGGGCATTGGCACTGAAATTAAAGGCGGTCAGGTTATCCACACAGGAATTATTCCCTTTCTTAAGGTATTTGAAGCCACAGTAAAGAGTTGCCAGCAAAATGGTATACGAGGTGGCGGAGCAACAGTTAATATTCCATTTTGGCATTATGAAATTGAAGATGCTATTCAATTAAAAAATAACGGAGGAACAGAAGACAATCGTGTGAGAAAAATGGATTATGTAATTCAATTTTCAAAGCTTTTTTATGAAAGGTTTATGAAAAATGAATTCATTACTCTGTTTTCGCCTCATGAAGTACCGGAACTAACAGAATCTTTCGGCTTATCTAATTTTGATGAATTATATTTAAAATGTGAAAACGATACAAGTATTCGGTATAAAAGAACAGTTAGAGCCACATCTTTAATGTCTCTTTTCATTAAAGAAAGAACAGAAACGGGGCGCATATATCTAATGAATATGGATCATGCAAACGACCACTCTCCGTGGAAAGAAAGAGTTTGTATGACCAATCTGTGTGTAGAAGTGACACACCCAACCAAGCCTATTCAACATATAGATGATCCGAATGGAGAAATAGGCATATGTGTTCTATCTGCTATTAACCTACTAGAAATTAAGGACGATCAAGATCTTCAAGATACTTGTGACATTATAGTGAGGATGTTAGACGAGCTTATAGATTATCAAGAATATTTTACAAAAGCCGCAGAAAATTTTACTAAAAAGCGCCGTAGCTTGGGTGTTGGAATTACTAACCTAGCAGCTCTATTAGCAAAAAATAATTTAAAATATACAGACAGTGAAGCGCCAAATTTTGTAGATAGTTGGATGGAAAAGATTCAATATTATCTTATCAGCTGTTCGGTAGATTTGGCTATTGAAAAGGGTAAATGTGAAAAGTTTGATTTAACAAAATATGCAGAAGGCATTTTGCCAATAGATACGTATAAAAAGAAAATAGATTCAGTTATTACCCGCAAACCGACTCAAGACTGGGAAGCATTGAGAAAAAGAATTAAAGAGCACGGAATGAGACATTCCACTCTTACAGCACTCATGCCGTGTGAATCCAGTTCTGTAATTCAATGTTCAACTAATGGTATAGAACCACCAAGATCATTTCTTACATATAAAGGATCAAAAGCAAATTCTGTTCCAGTGCTAGTACCAAATTATTCAACATGCAAAAACAAATACACATTGCAATTTGACATGACTAATAATATAGGTTATATTAACATTGTAGCAGCATTACAAAAATGGGTAGATATGTCTATATCAGCTAATTTATATTACAACTACGACCATTATCCTAATAAGGCTTTGCCTGATGCGATAATTATTAAGGAGTTGTTGTATGCATATAGCATGGGTGTAAAAACCTTGTATTACAGTAACACCTATGACGGAGATAAACAATCAGCATCAGATGATGGTGGATGTACTAGTGGTGCTTGTGCAATTTAAAAAATAAAAATATGGCAACAGTTTTAAATACAAAAAATATAGATACGAGGCAGCAACCTTTGTTTTTGGGTGAATCATTAGCATTGCAGCGATATGATCAGCTAAAATATCCTAAACTCTATGAGCTAGCAGAAGAGATGGAGGGTTATATTTGGTTTCCTAAAGAAGTATCATTGGTAAAAGATCGTAATGACTATTTGGAGCTAACAGATTCAGAACGATTTGTATTTGATACAAATTTAAAATGGCAAACTATGACCGACTCCATGTTATCTCGTAGTTTACAACAACTAGCTCAACATGTTACAAACCCTGAATTAGAAGCTTGCATGAATGTCTGGATGTTTTTTGAATCTAATATTCATAGCCGTTCCTATTCACACATTCTTAAAAACGTATATACCGATGAATCACTATTCTGGAATTCCATTTTGGAAGACACTGAAATTGTACGCCGTGCTGATGAGATCAAGAAAGAATATGATGCTTTTTTTGGTCACCCCGATGATCTTAAAACTAAAATTTTTAATGCTCTCCTCGCTACTCAAATTACTGAAGGTGTTTCCTTTTATACATCCTTTGCTTGCTCTTTTTTCTTTGCCGCCAGAGGCAATATGGAAGGTAACGGGAAAATTATTAAACTCATTGCTAGGGACGAAAACCTCCACGTGGCGGTATCCCATAATATTTTAAAATATCTCAGAGAAGTTCCAGAAGAAGGATTCCAAGATATTGTAAAAAATAATGAACAAAAAGTATATGACGTTTATGGATTAGCAGTGGAACAAGAAAAGAGATGGGCAGATTATTTATTTTCTCAAGGTAATCTTTTAGGTTTAAATGCAGATATTCTCAAGGGTTATGTAGAATGGCTAGCAAATAACCGGTTAGCTTCTTTGGGTTATAAAAAGATTTTTGATACAAAGAAGAATCCTCTAGGTACATGGTATGATCAATTTATGAACTCAGATAAAGTGCAAGTAGCTCCACAAGAAACAGAGATTTCCTCTTATAAAATTGGAGCTAGAGACACTCAAGTAGATATGAGTTCTTTTGACGGAATAGAGCTTTAATTTTTATTGGTAATATGACGATGTAATTCGTTTATTAACGGTTCTATTCTTTGAGATAATTGTAAAATCATATCATTCTGTCTAGCTTGTTCTTGGATTAATTTTACAATTTTCTTATCAATCTCAGCAGCGGCTTTTTGCCTTTTAAGAGTTTGTTCTGACATCTGAAGACGATGTTCAGCATCTGCTTCTGCCCATTCTTTGTCTCTATCCGCTTGACGAGTTTGAGCTAGCAAAATTAAAGGGGCAGCATAAGCAGCTTGAGTACTAAATGCCAAATTTAATAAAATAAATGGATATGGATCATATATCCATCCGGTAAATACATTTATAGTTATCCAAACTATTACAAAAACAGTTTGACTGATTATAAATTTAGGAGTGCCAAAAAAACGAGCAAATTTTTCTGCCCATTTTCCAAATAGATCATCATCAAATTTAGTGTTCTTCACACTAATACTTATGGTCTATTTTTATTTTTTATCACCCTTTTTGGCCATTGCTTTTTGAATAGCCTCGCCACGTTTCTTTTCGTATTCTGAAACCTTGCCGTCTTTATCTAAATCTGCTTTTTTAGCATCAAAACCTTCTTTTTCCTTATCTTCTTTTTTAGCCTTTAAAGCTTCTAAAATCTGAAAAACGTATGCATCGTACTTTGTCATATCAAATATTTACCTTTGATCAAGTTCAATTCCATAAAAATTAAATATCTTAAAAGCTTCTTGATCTCTGTTATATATCTCTTTGAATACAACCTTTTTAATTCCGTGAGCTGCTATCAAGGTGGCACAACTAGAGCAAGGCAAGAGAGTACATGCTAATAATTTGCATTTATTTCTTTCAAACAAAGAAAGTAAATTAGCTTCTGCATGGATCATGTAAGGACGACGAACGTTTCTATCTTCCCAAAATTCTTTATCTACTTTTATTCCACTTGCTAATCCATTATATGCAACTCCTATAACTCTATTCTCATGATCTAACCCACACGCACCGACCTGCATCCACGGATCTTCTGATCTCAAGGCAGCTACTTCTGCTATTTTTAAAGCATATTCCTCCCAACTTAATCTAGACATATTATTCTTTGAATAGAAAAGTATTCCATTCTTTTATGTTGTATTTATTTTCTAGATAAAAAGTAGTAGGCAGAGATTGAGGTTCTTTTGGTTGGCGCAACAATCGAAGCCCGGCTTCTACTGGGGTTTTATTTCCCTTTTTAGCATTGACATCTTTGTGTGATAATACACAATTAGTCCAGGTAGATCTTCCACCACGAGATTTGGGTAGAACATGATCTATATTACCTTCATTAGGAGTAAGCTTTTTTCCTGTGTATTGACAAATGCCCTCATCTCGTTGCCATAAATTTTTTGTAGTAAATTTAGGACGCTTTCTCGGCACTTTGTCAAAATTTGAGAGAATGACTATTTTAGGAATACGAATTTTGCCTCTCACTGTATAAACATGTTCTTCTTCTTCGTTATGTGGAAGAGAAGCCCAATCATCCCATTTTAAAGGTACCATGTTATCCGGTCCAAGTATTTGTAGACCGGTAGCGTCATCGGTATACATCATGGACAATGCTTCTAGAGGATTCTTAACATCAATGGCTTGCCAATTTCGATTAAGAACCAATACAGATCGTCTTTTAAGAATCCATCTTGTCATATTATTATATTATATGACATTTAGGGGAATTTCCAATGTTTATTTAGTTATAATCTGCTCCACGGCGACGGCGATATCCTTGTCGGGCAGCTTGTTCTCCTCTTTTTATTTGAGCGTCTAACC